ACAAGATTTGACAAACCAAGGTTTTATGCTATAATTTATAAATAAGTACAGAGAAAGGCTCACGAGGAGCCCATCTTTCGGTTGATAGCCGAAGGACTTTTATTTGACGGTTGAGAGCCGCATAAGGAGAACAACATGGCTGAAAGCAAAAAAGATGACCGTATTTTCAAACCTGACTGGAAAGCCTGTGTAGCGAAAAATAAATTCTACACATTCCGGTTTCTTCCCGACCCTGAAGGTAATCCCTTCGTTCACTTTTACACCCACGCTTTTCAATATCCAAATGCTGATGGTTCAGGCAAAAAGTGGTACATAAACAACTGTGCCTCAACTTTTGACTGGGATAGCTGTCCGATTTGTAAAAAGAATTCTGAATATTATGATTCTGCTTATGAGTCCGACAAAAAACTTGCCAAAGCTCGTGGTCGCAAGCAACATTGGATGTCCAACATTCTGATGGTAAATGATCCGATCAATCCCGAAAATAACGGCAAAGTGTTCCTGTACGATTACGGTTACATGGTTTATCAGAAGATCGAAAAACAGATGTTCCCATCTGAGGTCGATCTTGAGGATCAAGATTTTGAAGAGTTCACTCCGTTCGATCTTTTTGAAGGAGCAGATTTCAAATTCAAGATCAAAATGAAAGGTGAATATCCGAACTATGAGGATTCAGCCTGGTCGAAGTGCCGTCCTGTAGCTAAGGATGATGATGAACTTGATACCATCATGGAAGGAACGTACCTTCTAACTGAATTCCTCGATCCAAAGCGTTATCCGAAAGCCGATGAAGTTATTAAACAAGTCGGTCATTTACTCGGTGTTGCCGTTGTAGCTGATGAGGAACCTCAAGAAGAATCCGAAGAGGAACCGCAGGAAGAACCTGTTGAGGAATCTGCCCAGGAAACTCCTGTGGAAGAAACTCCTGTGGAGACAACTCCTGAATCTGAACCTGATGCCGAACTGGATGATGATGAAGCGTTTTTCAATAACTTGAAAAAATAAACTGAGTCATTCAAAAAGAAATAAAAGCCCATAGATTAATTTCTATGGGCTTTTTTAGTTTATAAATACTTTAAACAACTATTGGTGATATTATGGCACAAACATTTGAAGAACTCCAAGACGCTCGAAATAAATTAATCGTTAAAAATCCTGGCGAATTATATTTTTTCGATCTGAATAAAGCTGGTATCGTTCAGCCCCGCAGCCAAAATTCTGAGGGAAACTCGGATTTAGGTATTTTGCGAAACGAACAGGCAGTAATGGAATCGGTTTATAACATTCTTCTAACTCAACCGGGTGAGAGAGTGATGAATCCTTTCTTCGGCTGTGATCTCAATCAATATCTTTTTGAAATGATCGATCATGTTACCGCCCATAAAATCATGAATGATGTATATTCAGCGATTGAACGATTTGAACCTAGGCTTTTAGATTTTGAAGTCATTATAACCCCAGATCCAGATAATAAAATACAGCAAGAGAACCAGTAAAATTAACTACCACTCTTGAAAAGGTACGATAAAATGGCAGATACTTTTCAATTTTCACTAAATGCGATTCGATTTGAAGATGTTCGGGCAGAGGTTATAAAATTTCTGTCTACTCAAGGAACTTACGATGCTCCTTTGGATTTTGAAGGTTCCAACCTGGCGTACATCATAGATACCATGGCTTACACCACAATGATGATGAGCTACATGCTATCCACCATTGCCAATGACAACTTCCTCGATACCACAACCCTTCGGAAAAATGCGGTTTCGATTGCCAAAACTCTAGGCTACAAACCTAAACGAATTCAAGCTTCTCGAATGGAAGGTGTTTTCACGTACAATCCAGGGAACCAATTCTTTGACGAAAATTCGAAAATTACCATTCCAGCAAGTACAGTTTTTGGTGGAACTGAAGATGGTTATTCTTGGGTAAACACGGACCCAATTACGCTTCTGGTTAATCCGAAAAATCCATTTGAGTTGACCTCTGCTGCCAATGAGCTTCAACCAAGAATTACTCTGGTTCAGGGGATATACAAAAAATTTAGCGTACTGGGTACTGGTAAGTCACTCCAGACATTTACGATTCCTTCAAAATTGATCGATGAGAACAATATGAAGGTTTCTCTGTATACTACCCAACACGCAGAAACCTCAAAAATCGAATGGACCCTAGTCAAGACATTCTTTGATATTCAAGGAGAAGAAATTTATTTTCTTGAGGAAGATATTCTGAACGAAGGTACTCCAAAGATCATCTTCGGCAACAACATCGTTGGCCGTGCTCCGTCACTAACAGAAACCGTTGTTGTGGATTATCTTGAAACTGTTGGTGAAGTTGCTAATGGCGAAATTGATATTGACATTACTGGTTTAATCGACAAACTAAACAAAAGTTTTGATATAACTTCGATTGATTATACTAAAATCGAATTTGAACCATCTGGTCCTTCTTTCGGCGGCGAGTCCTATGAGTCTTTAGATTCAATTAAGAACAACGCACCTAGATTCTTTGCTGCCGCTGGTCGTGCCGTTACTGGTCACGATCATGACACCCTGATCAAAACCGAATTTGGCCACATTGTTGAAGAAGTGAACGTTATCGGTGGCGACCAACTTGAGCCAGGCAACAGAAATTTCTTGGGTAATGCCTATATCGCTGCTACTCCAACCGGTTCAAATGTCCAGAACGAATTTCTGAATAGCCTTCAGTTGTTCATCAATGAAGGTGAAGAAGTAAAGATGATCTCAGAGCTAAAAAGTGCTGGAGTTATCGCTACTCAAAAATATTTTCTGAAACCTTCATACATTTATTTGGACATTACTCCGAATATTGAAATAAGTTCAAAGATAAGTCCGACAGAACTCAAGGAAACCGAGGAAACCGCTTTCTCGACCTTGGTAGAATATTTCCAAGAAAATTTCAAAGGTTTCAAGGTTCCATATAGAGATTCCAAGGTTCGTTCACAGGTTGATATTATTGAGACTGTAATCACAACCGATATTGAAACGGATTACAATTTTGTGCTGAATAGAGATTCCTTTTATATTGACAGAGAATCCGTATTTTGGCTACCGGTGAAATACCTTCGGGAAAATGGCCAAGTGGTACGCGGATTGAACAACGTTCCCACAACAACGAACTTTATCAAGAAAAATCAACAGATTGTTTCAGACTACAATGCCAACAACCAAAGCTTGATTGAACTATTCCAAATCAAAGTGACTGATACGGATGTTGAGATTGTGCCGAAGACCAACATATGGCATGGTCGTGATGTTACAAAAAAATATACTGATCGTTTTTGGGAGATCACATTAGAAGAAACCTCTCCGTCACTAGGTTTAACACAGTGGAATGTTTTGATCAACAATTTAGACAATAATGGTACAGAGATTGTTGGAATAATGTTTTTGGATTCTGGAAATGAAATTCAGATTCAGGAAACTGTTGATCCAGCAGTTAGATCATTTTTGGCAGATGTGGTGGAAGTAAATAATGATTTTGATATTATTAGTGCTGATCCACTGAATGATATTGAATATACTTCTGTAAGACTTAGAAGAAAGTTCAATAAGTATAATCTACTTCCTGAAATTATTAAACATAATATGGTAGGTAGAACTTCAATTCATGGGAAATTGAGTCACGAGAATCTGGATAGATATCTATTCAATAATGATGTTTTTAAACCAAAAGTTCTAAACATGTTGATTGTTGATGATTCTGGTAACAAAACTATGTTCCAAGAAACTTTCAGTTTTGATGGTTCTGGTACCAATCATTACACTGTTTCCTTATCAATGCTTGATTCTGATTCAGTGTCCGCAGTGTATAATTTATATTTTAATAATACTGTTTCAGAAGAACGCCAGAAAGTTGCTGAATTAAGATGGGATAAAATTGATAATACAATTGACCAGTTTGATTTTATAACATTGGAAGATAGTGCTAGTTGGTTATCAGAGCAAGGTTTTCAAGTAGATTTTGTTGGAATGTCCGGAACGACCTCTATATATTCCGCCTTTAATGTACAAGAAGATGAAAATAATAATTATTCAGTACAGGTAACGCTAAATTCTGCTATCTCCTCAATTAAAGTCGATGAAAAGAATTTATTGGGCATGTTTACTTATGATGAAACAATCACCGCTCCTGACAAACAATATAAATTTTATGATTTTTATACCAGATCATTTAACAATATTGACAGTATTCCTTTACCTCTTGAATTTGTGGAAGATGTTGGAAGTCAAACTGTTCAATGTTCATGGAATGAAAATACGCTTTTTGAAATGTCAAAAGGATCATCCGCTCAAAAATTCGATTTTGATTATTTAATCTCAACTCAATCGTATTCCTTCAATGATCTAGGATTAAGATCAGAATTAATTTTTGAACCTGTTTATATTGATGTTGCTGATGGACTGGGAAATGTGGATCGTCTTCCTGGATTTGCGATTTATGCTTACGGTATCTATCATGATACCACATTGGGCTTTTTCGAATATGACACTGGAAAATTAAATTTCAATACCACAATTAAAGGAGATTTGAGCGGAACACAAACTCCTACCATTGATACGACTGAAATTCATATCAGAAAATATTTTAACAACTATGGAATTTTGGCTGAAGATGTGAAAATGGACGTGATTACCATTATTCCTGATAATAAATATGAAGATATTGATGGATTCAAAACAATTGTCGGTTCCCAGACGGATTTTGATTCTATCTACACTCAGACTATTAGAGCTAAAATTAATCCTGTTATTACAACTCAGATTTAAGGTAAAAACATGTTATTAGAAAAAATTTCTGAGAAAAATAATTTAATTACCGTTTCTCATTCTAATGAGCTTAGTGAAAAGCTGGAGGAAGGTAGATATAACGCCAAGAATGAATCTGGAGATATTTTCTGGAAGTTTAACGAGGAAATGTCAGGGGTGGTATTCATGGAAATTAACTTCATTGAGCCCACTGAGGTTTTTGAAATTGATTTTCATGTTGAGAAAACAGGTACAGAAGAACCGTACACTGAAAGCGCAATCTTACATTCCCTAGATGGTATAAATTGGTATGATTATCAAAACGGTCAGACAGATATAACTCCCAAGTTCCTTCGATTGGAATTTGTTGGTGTAAAGCCTGGCTTTTGTATGGACAAACTGAAAGTTTTTGGGGAAGAAAAGTACAAAATTGGTAATGAATTGATAAGTTTATCTTCAAAAAGATATTATCCTCAAAGATTTTTCGAGAAGCACGGTTCAATTCCGAAAATGATTCACAATTTTCTGGAAATGCTTGAATGTAATCAATATGACAAGACTATCAAACGCTTTTTCAAGAACGATTCTTGTGTGGTTGAGGTTTTCCTGATCTTTGATGAGGGTGACGAAGGTGCTGGAACGATCAACTCATTTCCGATCAACACGGTGCCGATCAACACAGGTTCATCAACAACTTACGATGGAGCTGGCGCTGTTATCATCAACAGAATTGCTGGTGGTGGAGCGTTCTATAACTTAGAGGGCAGAATTACAGATCCATTGGGAAATTATTCCTCAATCGGTCTTAGATTCAATTCAACAGTGGTCTGTGATGAGAATACAAATTGTGGTCATCATTACGGCAACGATATGCCGGATACCCATAATTCATGCCACACTCCAACAGATATCGTGTATCGTTGGGAATTTGATGATCCATTTGCTTCCAATATATCAGGCAATCCAAGTACCTTATCTGTTGCTAGTTATGGCGAGGTAGTTCATAATTTTTCGATGCTTGGTTATTATAACGTGAAATTTGTTATGGAAATCGATGGAGCTGTTATCACTGGAAATCAGTTCATTGAAATCTCGCCTTCGCCATATGTAATTCGTGGAAATTATTATGCTGTAGATGGAACAGTTTACACAGTTCATGGTTTAACTGCTTGGCCTGACAATCACTACAGTCCGCCGATCATCACCAGACGGGATTTCAATAGTTCACCATCGTTTGCTCAATTGATCGATAATGGTGATAGAACTTTTACAGTCGTGGCGAATGGTGAAGTTGAACCTTGTAAAGTAAGAATTTTTGATGAATATTATGAAGAATTTAGAGAACTAAATATCACTTTCGAACCAGAACCTCCAATGAACGCTTTGTTGGATTCCTCTGACGATCCGATTCTCGATTCAAATGATAATTTTATAACCATAAGTTGAGGTAAAAAAATGGGAAACATAAATGATTTTGTAAATAAATCCAATTCTGACGTGGACGTGCTAAATGATTACTTGACTGTAACAAACGGCATTATAGAATACAATATTAATGTAAGTGAATTTTTTAAAGTTCACACTATTTCCACCAGTCACGATCATAGCCAATTCAGAACTGAAAGCGAAATTAATGCTTTGGCAACAGTCGCCGCCGGTCCTGTTGCGGATACGAAAATCGCAGCACACGAAACAACATGGGATCATTCAACTTTTATTGATAGTGCGGCATCGGGATTAATTGCGGATAATCGAATTGCTGCTTATTTTCCATTGAATTTGACTAATATCACTGATGGTGATATGTTAATTTACGATGGTGAAAATGAAGAATGGGTCAATACTGTGATGAGCGTTTCTGGTTACACCGGAACTTTCACAGATCACGATCAAAATGTTATAAACGTTGAAAACGGTCTAATCACTTCAGTAACTCCGGCTCCGTCTTGGTGGAACGCAAATGAAATGTTCCAAGGTGCTGATGGAACTCATTATACTAACGGTTCAGGTTGGTCATTTGAGTACGGCTCATAAAATTCAGGAGAAAAATAATGCCAGATTGTAATTTAAGAAATTCAGATAATGTGTGGTTTACCGATTATAGACCAGATAAAGTTCGAGTTAAATGTTTGGAACCATTTGTAAATATAGTAATTTTTGATACTGTTGGTGGAACAATTTTAAACATTAACCAAAAT